CGACAGCGGATGTGCGCGAGAGGCTTAGAACAGTCCTCGCGACCCCTTCGAACAGCCTCCTGCGTGATTACATGCAGAAAGTGTCGCCCCTGTGGTCCCCCGGCCAGGACGGGGAGGCAATTTTTGATATAGACGGCAACCCTTATTTCCGCCGTGTAGGCTCCTACGAGTCTTCGAAGCCACCGAAGCCGAAGAAGTACAGGGAGGAGGAATCCGACCTACAGAGGAGACTGCGAGCGCTGGCGACGCGCTATTACGATGAGCGGCGCCACGGGTGCAAGAAAGGGGAGTATAGGATCCCCACAAGCTCGAAGAAGAATGTTGACAGGTCCTTGAGGGCGCAGGCTGCGCTCGCGACCGCCAGCCCCCCCCGTCTTACGAGCGAGCAACGCGAAGATTTCGACGCTGCCGTGAAGCTCGTGCGAGAGAAGTATTCGGAGGGCGTGGGCAGTGAGCCCATCAAGACGTACTTGGAGGAGGGCGAGTATGGGATTTTGAAGACATTTATCGGCTTCGAAGACAAGTCGTCGGGGGTTAGCACACGCTTTCGGAATATGAAGAAGGCGGCGTGGGTGAAGGAACACCCCGAAGAGGTGGTGGACTTAGCCCTTAGCAGGTTGATCCTTATCGCCTTGGCAGGCGACCAGCTAGAGGAGCTTGACGCCATCGAGCTTGTACGGCTCGGCTGCGCCGATGTAAAGGACATATTCATGAAGCCAGAGGAGCACTCACCATAGAAGATGGTTGAGGGCAGGTTTAGGCTGATTTGGATTAGCAGCCTCGTCGACTTGGCAGTCCAAGCGCTTCTGCATAAGGCGGACAACGCTGCCCATGTTGATTCCTACCAGGCGGGCCACTTGACTTGCGCCGCGATCGGCATGGGGCACAGCCCCGAAGGGCTGCGGCAGCTCGTTAAGGCCTTCCAGAAGGAGGGGGTGGCCGAGAGGAACGTGTCCAGTGACGCGTCTGCTTTTGATTTGTCCGTTGACGGGTCATTTATCCACGCTGACGGTGAGCGCCGCGCCAGCAACTGTGCCGACGCAGACGTCGCCAGGCTGGTGAAGCGCTACGCTCACGTTTTGTGCAGCCACGTTTTAAACAACAATGGTGACGTTTGGCTGTGCGTTAAGTATGGAGTCACCTCCTCCGGCCAATTGTCGACCACCGCGCAGAACACGTTCGCACGCTCTGTTATGGCAGCTTACGGCGGTTGCAAGGGTTGGACCTGTGCGGGAGACGACTTGGTGGGCGACGAAGATTTTGACGAGCGTAGGTTGCTCGACTTCGGCATTCGCTCACGCGACGTCGAGCACCACATAGGCGAGGCGGATTTCACCTCGCACTTAATTAACACGGAGAGTGCCACTGCGGTTTTTGGCAACGTCGAGAAGATGCTTTGGCACTTGTACGACACGTGCACAGACGTCCCTACTAATCGCGAGAGATTTGGCAGCTGCCTCTATATCTTGCGAGACACTCCCGGGGTGTTAGAGGACGTCACCGCTATCACGAAAGATTTTGGTATTGACACGGACGGTTATGTGGCAGAGTCGAGTCTCATTCGAGACTTGGCTTAGCTGCGAACACCTCCGACAGCCAACAGCAGGGCAGAATGTAAGTCCCTGTCGGGTGTGGCGGCCCCGGCTTTGCAGCCGCCAAGAGACGCTAATCAACTCTTGGTGATAATACATACGTACATAAGCATATCGCACACGCTCTTAGCCATGGTGAATCTTGGGAAGAGGGTGAAGCGCACCATTCGCAAGCAGAAGGCGAGGGTAATTAAGGATGCGACACTGCTGCGCGGCATTAAGCAGGGGGTGGGCATGGTAGTGAGGAAGCCATTCGGCCAGGCTAGGGCTCGCCGCCGGAGGACCGCCTTTAGAGGCAGGAATATCTCACGGAGGGCGGCCTTGTGCGCTCTAACCAATGCCCACCTCCCTTTGCCTCGCGCGGTGGGCGGATACACTATAGTTAAGACCACCTCGGTGATCGACACCAATAGTACAACTATGATTTTTGGCCTTCTCAAGGGCGCTCGTTTGTCTCACCCCGATACCGCGTGGTACAACACAGTGGCTGTGAGTGCGGCCACGAGCGTGGATACTCCCGTAGGAGCCGCTAATAATGCGAAGTTTTACCTCAACACGGCGGCGTCGAATAACGGATTTAATGGGGTCCGCGCCGTGCCGGCGGCATTTACAGTGCAAGTCATGAGCCCCACCAATCTCCAGTCGGCGGACGGCATAGTTTACATAGGCCGGGCCAAGCAGGTCTTGGAGTTGATGGGGGACGGTCGGACTTGGACGACTGTGCTGGACCAGCTGGTGTCATATTCTGCTCCCCGCCTGTGTTCCGTCGGCAAGCTAGCGTTGCGAGGCGTTAAAGTAGACGCGGTACCGTGTAATATGTCTCAGCTGTCCGATTTCTGCCCCGTGGGTGTCTTGAGCACGCCGACCAGCGGTTTGTGGACTTGGAATGATAGCACACCGGACACTCCCGGCGTGGACGCCCAGTTTGAGGGCTTCGCGCCAATATTCGTGTATAACAAGAACCGCGCTGATTTGCAGTATCTTGTCACGGTGGAGTGGCGTGTGCGCTTCGATCCAGCCAATCCAGCTTACGCGAGCCACTCGCACCACCCCGTCGCCAGCGATAGCTGCTGGAGCGAGACCATTAAAGCCATGGAGACAGAAGGCCATGGTGTTGTGGACATAGCTGAAGGCATCGCTGATTTTGGAGACGCGGTCATTGCCGGCGCTGAGGCCATACTATAATAATAATAACATACATACTAGGTAATAGTAAACCGAGTTAAATCCTCTCGGACCCTGCGG